ATTTTAACATTTGATCAGTCATAGCAACTACTCCTTCTAACTCTCCTTCAGGTAATTTATTTAAAACAATTTGTCCGGTTAGTGCTTGACCTAAAGGAGACTCTGCTAAAAGTTGAATTCCCGCTCTTTTATTTGCAATATCTACATCCTCAAAAGCTCCAACGGTTTCTCCTAAATCTCTTGCTTGTGGGACTGTTCCTTGTTCAGTTACTCCGCCTTCGTCAGAAATTCTTTGTTGTTCTTGTAAAGCGAGTTTATCTGTTTTCACTTTCTCATCTGCTGCAATACTTGTAAGTTGTTCATTTTTTGCTTTTTCTTTCTTCCCTGTTTCATAAGTTTTTTTAGAAACTAAATCTTGAGTATCAGGAGAACGATAAGAAGTTCCACTCCCCCCTTTACTAACGTTTAAGTTCTCTGTAATTCTCTTAATTTCATTAGGATCTTTCGTTACTTTCCCATCATTATTATAATAGGTGTCTTTCCCATTTGCTCTAACTTTTGAATTTTTATATTTGATTACCATTTTATATGAATGTAAATAATTTAATTTCTCCTTTATTATTTAATATTGGTTTAATTTCTTCTCTTAATTGAGTTAAGAAAGCAACTCCAAATCCTGCAATAGCAAAACCAAAACCTGCTATAGTTAATTGTCCTGTACTTAATGCTCCAAATAAGACTAATCCCCCTGCTATCATTGAATTAATAATTACTTTAGGTCTAAGAATTTCTTTGTAAGATAACATTATTTTAAACCCCCTATTGTCGTATCTTGAGGTTGAGTTAATTGGGTTTGAGCATTTGATTTATTAGCAGTGTCAGCAACTCCCGCAGTAATAGAAGGTTGAGCATTAATTTTAATTCTTATTCCAATTTGGCTAAAGAAGTCATCTTGTAAATCATTAACACGTCTTTTATATTCAGGTTCAAAGGTTACAATCTCCGCTTTACCACCGCTCTCGTTTTGTGCTTCAGTGTCTCCAGCAATAGTTCTAGGGACTCCAACTGCCTTATAAATTTTACCTTCAATATATCTTAAAAAATCTAAGTAAACTGTAATAGGTGGAATCACTAGATCTTGAAACTCTGCATCTTTCCTAGTTCCCGGAAGGATAATCACTTCTCCGTTATCAATCCCTTCTTTATAGGCTGTCTTCAATTCTTTTAATCTAGTTGTATCATCTTCCATAACATATAAAACTCTAATTGTTGACCTGTGCATAATTCTTCTAATATCATTAAGAGACTCTGACATTGTATCTAAAGACCACATTAAAGGTTTCACAGAAGATTGACCATTCATAGCGTCCCCTATTCTGTCATTACTTCTGTGAAAGATTTCAGTTTTTTTAAATTTCTTTTCAATCTGTTTATTATCAGAAGTGGCATACTCATATCTATTAATAATACCTTTCTTATAAACAATAGTCATCCTTCCGGCATTAAGAGGTTTAAGATTAATTAAAGTTCCTTTATCGTTTCTAATAATCTGAGCGTAAGAGTCTCCGTTAAAGTTAGCCGTTACTTCCCCATTCCAAAGAATAGAAGTTAAGTTCTCGTCTCCGTTTCCTTTCATTCTTTCCAAAACAACTTGATTTTGAATACTTACGGCTTTCCATCCCATCCCAACAATCCAAGTCCCGTATTTATCAACTGCTTTCTTATACTCGGGGAATCTATCATTTTCATAATAACCCAAGTATAAGCCAAAATTAGGATTTGTATAAACTGTCTCATCTGCTGCATAAGGAGAATTTAAATTAGAGGACTCTTGTTCGTAAGTAGTTAAATCATTAGTTAAATCAGTACTGCTCGTTTGGGTTATGTCTGTTTGCATTGTCATTTTATTCGTTTATCCTAAAAGGAATGTAACAATTTAAAGTAGTGTGAGTGTCAGGAGATGAGTCAGTCGAAGGGATTAAGATAGTTCCATCTCTATTTAATGGATCATGTCCTAGAGTTCCTGCTCTTGTTCCATTTCCCGCAGTATTTTTAGCTATAATAGCTACATTAATTCTTAAGGTTTCTCCCTTTTTAAAATGAGTTCTAGGAATTGTTAAGCCTACACTTTGAGTTTTTTTAACCGTAGTGTCATGAGATATAAGGTAAGTATCTCCTGAAACGGTTGCGATATCTGTTTCAGTTGTTCCGTCCCATTTTCTAATTGTTATTATTGAGCCACTCCATGAATTTCCCCCTGACCCACCAACAGTAGTAGTAGCATAAGAATATTGAACATAAGCAGTTCCTTCTATTGTTTGAGGCAAATTAAACTCTGATAAATCAAAATCTAAATCTAATATATTTTGATATGCTGAAGTCATGGCTATTGCTGACTCAGTGGTTTCAATATCTCCACTATAAAAACTACTCCTAGATAAAGAATAAACATCAGGAGAATTTAAATTAAAAGCATTAAAAATAACAATTCCAGTCCCTTCGGCGAAATCAACTGCATCATAACTAGCAATAGCACTAGCAAGTGGAGTAGCGAAAGTTTGTTTAATATCTACCATTATGCGTTTTTAATGAACCCCTGCTTTCGCTTATCTTTCAAAACTTTAATAGCTCTCTCGTACTCATCCATTAGAACATTGGCCCTAGCAATAGCAGTAGTTCTTCCGATTGCATCTTGATCATAACTAATACACATTATGGCTGACTTAGCACTAGCAGCAATCTTAAGAATAGGAGCAACATCTGCATTTAAAGTAGCGTAAGCATCCGAGAAATTATAAGTAACATCGGCGTTTATCAACGCCTCTGCTTGACTTATGAAAGAGTTAGAATAAACAAAAGTTGCATCTCCCGAAATAATTGTGCTAACATTAGCTCCCGCTTTCTGTAACATCTCCGCTTGATTACAAAAAATACCAGTGTCCGCCATTACTTCATTTTCCCTTTTATTTCAAATAAAATCTTTAATTCAATTATTTTTAAAAATTTGGTCAGTTGTCAAAACTGGGAATTCTTCCTTCACTTTATCAAAATATGTTTTTAATTGTTTCAAGTCCATGTTAAAAGTGAGATATGGAAGTATTTAGACTTTTCTGATTTGCGAGATAAGCTGCTCTATGCAATCCTTCCGTTATATGCTTATCTCTACCTACCATTTTTATTTTAGAGCCGATTTTATCATCTTTAGGAAACTCTAACCTAATAGACCTCAACGAAGCTATTACATCATCATCATTAAGTAAAAATATCTTCTTAGCGTACATCAGAGCTTTTAAATTATTATAAAAATCAATTCCTTTTAACATTTGTTTCTTTTCGCCGTATTTGTCTAGTGAAATACTTCTATTGTTCATAGCCTCTAATTTATTCTTCATTCCGGGGACAATTCTTAAATTATCAAAGACTCCAACACCTAAAGCTCCACTTCCGGCATCTATTCCAATCTTTTCGTAATTTACTAGCCTATTCATCTCTTTAATCTTTTCTTGAGTTTCATTAGTGTAAGTTTTCTTTGTAGTTTGTGAATCTACTTGATAAATAATCCCATCCGGATGCTTTACAACATCCTCAAAACTAGATGCATCGTACATTCTCCCAATATCAACACCTAAGTATCTTTTTCCTTGTGTGAATTTGTGATCTCTTTCCAAAATACAAACTGCTTTAATTAAATCTTCATCAAAGAATCTTTTAATATCAGATAAGAACTTACCAAGATATTCGTTAGCGTATTCTTCTTCTGTCATATCGTTTTTTTCTTCTGCTAGTATTCTAATAGCTCCCGCTCTCTGTTTCTCTGTCCAAGAATCGCAAATAACTCTATTAAACAAAACTTCCTCGCTATTTTTATACCACGCCTTAAATCTAGCGTGTTTGTCCTTCTTTATGTAAGCTTTATTAAATTGTTCGTAAAAATAACCTTCATCTTCCGCAGGAGTCCCCCACATCCATATTTCGCCATCATTAGTACTAATAATAGGTCTAGCAGCCTTCCACATCATCTTTGGTTGCCATGGAGCTTCATCTACTCCTAAAATATCTCCATCAAACCCTCTAACTGCATTTCCAGTAGTTCCAACGGGTCTAACCTTAAAAGAAGATCCATTAGTTAATCTAATTTCTGTTAGAGTTGGTTTTTTATTTCCTTTAGCAATTAGATTTTTATAATTTTGGGAGAGATGCTCTAAAGCAACTGCAATACATAATTTCGCTTGGTCTTCTGATAATGAAACAAAAACTATCTTAACCTTTGGTTGTGAAACCATTCTGTCTGCAGCCTTGATAGAGAAGATTTCAGTACCCCCAATACGTCTTCCTTTACATAAGAGGATATCTCCCTTATAATCTAAAATCTCTTGTTGCCAGTCATCGTATCGAATTTTCATGTATATTAATGTTTATTAGACTTTATAATATTTTTTTTATAATATTTTTTAAAATTCGTGGGTTGGGTAAACCCCCTCCCTTTATAGTAGTTACAACTCTCGCACCCTTAAACCCTTTGCACTAAGGTGCCTAAGTATAAGGTATTAATCGTCTTATCAGTTCGGCATTAGATTTCTATCCATTCTTCTGCTCTTGTATTTGGGGGGGGTCTGGGAAAGGAGAAAACACTAAGAATGAGGGTAAATGGTTCGGCTCTATGGACTTTGCTTTAGCCGAGCGTAGCGAGGCTGTAATACACTTAAATGATTAAATGGAGCGTTGTATTGAACGTTAAGTAGGCTATTGTTAGAAAGAGCAACTTTCTAAAGAAATGAGTTTATTTAAATGTTTGTTTTGACGTAGCGGAATTTAATCATTTAAGGTATGCAAAAGACATTCTCTAATAGTTACAACTTCTTAAATAGAAGTTCACATTTCTATTAATGCAAAATCAAGACCTCGAACTATCCTTAACACGAATTGTTGTGTTAGGTGTAGTTTGGGATGGGTGGGATAGAATCATACATACATACACATTAGGACGTAGGGGGTTAGGGATTGTTAAGGGAAAGGGGGGTTTAATTCTGTAATGACATACTAGAATACATAAGTTTATATAGTCTTATATCTAAGTTTATGTATGACAAAGACAAATATGAACATTTCAATTGATCAATATATAGCAGAAAAAGCTAAAGAGAAATTAAAAGGTAGTATATCAGCTGAATGTGAAAAGGCTTTGTATAAGAAACTTGAAAGTTCTAAGAAAGACTTACCTGAAGAAGTTATGATAGTTAAATGTATTAAATGTAAGCGTGAGATACTAGAAGGTTTCTATTGTCCCGAATCTCATAGAGTATGGTGTAATGATTGTCATAAGGATTTGAATATTTCTAAGATCTGTGGTAATTACTTCCAAGAAACAACCTACGAATCTAAGCAAGGCTCTTATACTTCACATGAACATCATGCTTGGACTGAGAAAGTAAATAAAAGACCCGAATTACTAGAAGAACAAAATAAACCTTATGAGCCAAAGAATGATTTAATTGAATTAGCGGGGGATTTGAGATGAATTTAGAACAGTACACTTATCAGAAGATAATTAAAGAGCAATTTGAATTAGAACAGGAAAAAGCAGGCGATAAAGTTGATGAGGCTATGTTTTGGAATGAAGTATTAAATGAGGACGTAGATCACTACGACGGTTCAAGATGAAATACTCTACAATTAGACGAAATCCCAATTATCAGTGTAAAAGATTAAATGTCCCTTTAGATTATTACACTGAAGAAGAATATAGGGAGATGAGGACCAGAGTTTTAACTATTGGCTGCGAAG